CCGAATAATCATCTTCTGGAAGATCTTCGAGCGGATCTAAACGTTCCGGAACCTTTGAAATACGCCCGGAACGTGTGCGTAAGGGAGCAGTAACTACTTTTGTCATTATAAATTAACGTACGTTTATTCTTTTAACTACATTACGCAAGCGTATTTACAATTCTATCTGTGAGGTTATGCGCACGACATTTACATCTACACACCTGCTGTATTTGTCCTTTGGTAATAGTGAAAGAAATAGTCTCTTTACATGTATCACATATTTCCCTTGTTTTTACTGTGTATTTCTTAACTCCTTCGCGCTTGAGTGATTCTATTGAGAATGTTTCTTTTTTAACGATATACTTTTTTATAAATTTTTCAAGTAAATCTTGTTCTGGTTCGGGTGCTGTAACGACTTTCTTTTTGGGTGTATATTTTTCAACTTTACCATCTTCATAAATAATATCCGTTATTTTTTTAGTAAGTTGGTGTCGTCTACCCGAAAAATCTTTACAAAATCCATACTGTCTTAGTATGTTAGTCGTGGAAAAACACTTTTGGGATATAGTATCTCCTATTATATGAAACCATACATGGTTAGAATTATGATTGCATTTTTTATTTTCACAATATTTAGAGTTTGTTGAAACAAGAAATTGATTTTTATGTTTAAACATTTTGGTGATTGATGCAGTAGTTTGTCCTTCCATGTTTTTACGAACAAATGCTTCAACGAGTAAAAGGGCCTCTTGATTCTTGAATTCATTTTTTGTTTGTATTTTTGTAAAATTATTTCCTTCATTCTTACTAGAACTTCCTTCAATTATAACGGGATTGGTACTTTCTGTACGTAAAGTTGCCATGTGTAACATATCTAATGAAGGTTTTTGTTCTGTTTTTTGTAATATAGATAAGGGGCCGTGTTTGTATATAAATATAGGTAAGTATTCACTCTGTGTTTCTTTACCAGTGTTATTACATAATTCACACCCCTGACCGGCACATGCTTCGTGTTTTCCCTTTTTATGTGACCAAGGCATACGGAAACCACTTCCTTTTGTATTTCGAGAAGAATTTCCGTATACTGAAATGTCAATAATATCTTTCCAATCGCGTGAACCATACGCTAAATTTAAAGTATTTATAACATGTTCTCTTAGAGCTAATGCGGATGATCTATTTACAACAAACCCCGGCCAGTTTATATGTATACCCGTTTTTATGAGAGTATCTACGGGTTTAGGTTCGGCAACGGATATTAAAGCATCTTTACCCCCAAATTTCGAAACTTTATCACATATGACCTTGCATATACTTTTTATTTGTTCAAAAGATAATTCATCATCATCTTTATAATCAAGGTCCATGAAAAAATTATAATTTTCAGTTTTTTGTTCGACGACAAATATTTTTTCGCCTATCGTATAAGCTTCTATACACTTTTTGTAAAAGTCATTCAATCTATCAAATGGCACGGAGAGAACGCCACCGTCCATGAGCACATGTGATAGATCGGAGTTATTAGCAAAACCCTGGTTTTTACACCAATGTTTAAACATACTTACCTATTATTCTATTTATCTTTTTATATTGTTTATTCGCTGTCATACTCTCGATGCCAGATAGAGCGTCTATATGAGACTTCTGGGTATCTTTCTTCTTCTGTTAAACTTTTTTTCAAAACGAGGAGTTCATAAACTTTATCCTCTTTATGTAATTCGACGTACCTGTCGGCGCGTTCCGCTGTATATCCGTGTCTATCAATGAGAAGTTCGTGTATTTGTGATAAAATATAGTTCTTAGACTTCATTATTTAATAGAGAAGGTTTTTCTATCGGTAGAAGTTACACACGCGTAAAATTCTGGATTGTTAAGTACATTTTTAACAATGCGATCCCATTGTTTTTTCGTACTAAACTCAGCGAGTGTTTCAAAATTCATGAAATCGTTTTCGTCGTGAGTTCTCTTAATAGGTTGTTTTTGAATTTTTCTAAGATTCATTTTCTGTTTTTCATCGTTAAATTTTCGTATAAGTTCAGCTTGTTCATGGATAGTATAATCTACAAAGAATACGAAAACGTTGTATTCTAAATCAACAGTTGGACTTTCCTTTACTACAAATTTAAAATCTGTATACTCACCCTTTTTCAAAGAAACAACTCCCCTGGTTTCTTCTTCGAGTTCTCTCAAAGCACATCTAATGGGATTTGGGATCTCTCTACGCCTACACCCTCCGGTGACGAAAATCCAATCTTTGAACCTTCGATCCCGGACAGTGAGAAATCTTGGTTTATCACCTATAAAAGTGACAGGAATCGCGATTGCTTTATATTTCTTCATTACTCATTAGTAAGTTATAATTGAATAAGATGATTATTCTGAAGAATCATCTTCATCATCACTGACTTGGGTTTCTAAAACCTCTTCATTTTCTGTTTCAGTTTCAACATCACTTACATGTTTGGGGTTTTGTGGTGGTCTGGATAAATGTGCCATGAGGTTTCCATAAAATCCCTTGACATTATCCATTTCCGTTTTTGTCTTGTTAAGTTCTCTGTACATGTACACTGTGGCTACAATACACATGAGCACGGCAACTATAGTCGCAGTATCGCGATCGAATGTAAACATTATATATAAAAATACGAGCTAAAATTTTAAGTTCTTATAATCGCACCCATGTGCGTTGTTTTTTCGGTTGGACATGAGTATCCCATTTTTGCAAACTGAATTTCTTGGTAATGACCTTCTTTACACTCTGCATTTTGTGGAGGTGGTTTCTGTTCCTTTACCAAATGATCCAAAGTTCCAGATTTTGGATCATACGTTAAAACAAAGACAAATCCTATAAGAAAAATTAATTGCCAAAACATTTATAATAAGCGGCTAAATTAAATTAGTTGGAATACATCAAACCACCCATACCATTTTCGATGCGGAGGACGTTGTAGTTAACGGCATACACGTGGTTCGCGAATGTAACATTATCCGAAACAAGTCTCGCGGAATCGAGTCTACTAAAGTTAAGCGACCCAGTTGGTTGGAGTTTGGAGGTGTCGAGACAGAATGGGACCAATGTTACGTTATCGGCGGTACAGTTACCGGAAGATGTATGGTAATAAATTGGGGCGGATGTAAAGTGTGGGATAATAGTCTTGTAATCGGCAACATCCGTACCGTTAATTTGGAGTTTAAGTTTGGTAGTGGCATTACGGGCTTCCTTTGCAACCAAATATTTAATTGGGTGGTTAAAGTTCAATTCTTGGACCTTAGTACCCGAATTGACCGATTTTTGTGTTTGCGTAATGAGCATGTTTTGTGGAGTGGAAGACATGGCTGTGCGTTCGTCTGTATCGAGATGAATGAATTGGGCATAGACTTCAGCATCCGCCGTAGCTGTAGCACCCCATGTAATTCTCAATTCAACATCGTGATATTGGAGTGCAATTAATGGGATCGCGGACTGAGCGTTTTCACAAAAGGAAAATCTGAGTGGGTAGAATGTTTCACCACTGTATGTAGTTTTAGCATACCCTTGGTTCATAGTGGTTGGAGCAAGCTCGGCAGAAAATGTATATTCTTGTTCGTCGATGACCTGACCACCGATCAAAAGTTCAACCTTGGAAATTCTGACATTCCAGTTGGTGTCCGAACCATCGCGTTCAGAAATGTAGACGTAACCAAGCATATCCCCTTTTCTTTCAAACCTGACGGTCGACATACCGTTAGCAGTGGGGTTGCCCTGGATAACCTGTCTTTCGACAGTTTGGGCGAAATTTGTGTGACGTTTATAGTTGGACCTGAAAAAAGAAACTTCAGGTTGGCCGACGAGATGAGCATCTTGGGCACCTACGGCAACGAGTTGAGCAATACCTCCAGACATGTTTTATATTATAGTAAGGTTTTATTTTTTTAAAACTTATGAAAATGCAACAGTGTTCATATAAACATTTCCTGCGATATTTGATAAAGTCATGAGACCATGTTTATCTTGTGTGATGGAAACATTTTCTGTTATGACAGTAAAGTTTACATTTGTAAGATCTTTGGAAACTGCTCGGTCTCCTCCGCTTGCAAGAATGGGTACAACAATTTGAGCTCCATCTATTAAATTACTGAGTACAAGACTATCTATATCACCTGTAGCAACTATAAGTGGTGCTGTACCATACGTCCTGCTTTCTGCATTTATTGTTATAGTATCTGTACTGAATGATCCTGTTATTCCTGGATCTGTAAGTTTTATACTGTCTGAAGTTACATTACCTGCAACGACATTTGCATTCATGGTAACAAACGATGGAGAATCTTCCGCTCCAACACCGAGAGCAGATGCCGCCGCTGATGCAGTTGTTTGTCCCGTCCCACCTTTTCCAATTGGTACCGTCCCAGTTCGTATTTCTGCACCTTGAATCGTTACAACACCTGCACTCGAACGGGCTAAGGTTGTATCGTCTGCGTGTCCCAATTCAATACCTGTAAACTGTGGTGAATCCCCTGTTCCTAATCCGAGAGCTGTTGCCGCCGCTGCAGCAGTTGTTTGTCCCGTCCCACCATCACCTATGGCTAGTGTCCCCGTAATCGAAGAGGCACCTAAATCGACCGCGAGTTCGTTTGATTCAATAACCAAACCACCGTTTGATTTTGCATCGATGGATAATGTATGATCTATGTCTTCGCCACTTGTTGCTCCTGTGCTTGCAATGCCATCACCTCCAGTTATAGTTCCTACAAAATCACCTGTTGTGTG